AATAATTTATAATTTAAAATTTACCAGGTCCACTTGGGTTATATCCATCTCCCGCACCATAAAAGAACCATCTTAGAGATAAATAGTCAAACATCTAATCACCCATTCCGGAAGAACCAACCATCTTAGTATTGGGTCCATTTTCAGTAATTCTTTGAATAGCAGCAGTTCCTAAAGCATAATTGTAATACCATAAGTTAGAGACATTTCCAGCAAATCCTCCATTCATGCCTACATAAACATCACCATAATTTTGTTTAGGAACCCCAACTAAATTAATACTTCTAGCAATTGTTCCGTTGATATATACATCTAATGTGGTATTTTGACATCTAATAATAACATTAACCCATTTATTAAGGGGAATATCAGGTATAACAATTTCTTCATTAATAACATTGAATGTGTTCATCATAACAACAAGAGAATTTGTATTAGGAGCAATGTATAAACCAGGAGCATTATTAGGATAAATTAATCCGTTTTCCTGTAAATTGCTATTACCTTTGCTGAAAACATGCTTATATATTCCAGAATTTGTTTGAAGGTTATTGATAAAAATCCATACAGACCAAGTAAACTCAATGCCGTCAGTAGCGTTAACTGACCTGTAAATAGTTTTAGAACCGTTATTACTAGGGTCTTGCTGAAAAACAATCATTTGTGAAGCATCAACCATCCCATCAATAAGATGAGGGGACTCAGAAGGTTTAAAAAAATAAGACATAACAGATAATCCTACTCTTAATAATAATATAAACCCAAAAATAATTAATAGTAAAAAAGCTAATTTGGCTACTAAACTATTAGACTCTAAGAATTCTTTAGTACCAAAAGTTCCACTACTTGTTGAAAATGAATTAAATGTATTATTGCTACTCATATATATATTAAATAAATAAGAAAATATTTTGGAATGTGAAATTATATTGTTACACTACTTTGTGTAGTTCCATTTTCTACTAAAGATACTTGAAGTTGATAAGAGCTAAACATATTAGACCAATTTGAATAACCTCTAGTGTAATTATTCCATACTTCTTGAGGATTTAGAGAATCAGGGTAATATTGTAATTTAGAAGTCCATTAAGCAAGTTCTTACTAATTTACCATCAATGTAAACATCCATTGATCTTCCATAAACACTAACAACTAAGTTAACCCATTTTTGAATAGGAACATTAGCAACAGAGCAAGTGTGAACAACAGTATTTCCACCAGGTGTTGTAGGCTGTTGATTTGCTCCAGGATAACATCCTAAAGAAATGGAAATATTATTTTCAACGGCTCCTAAAACAACCGCGGGGCATGGGTCTAGACCACTAACTCCTTTTACAGAACCTTTTCCTTTACCACTCATGGCACCCATTCTGCCAAAGATAACCTTTTCTTCACCATAACGGTAGTTCCAGTTATTAATATAAAACCAAATAGAATAGGCAAAATTGCTTGAAGGAACGTCAGTTCCATTTGTTGCTAAAGACGAAGCACTAATAATGGAAGAAGTTTTTCCATCTTGTATATTTTGTAATGTGTATGGGTCAGTAAAAAGATATCTTAATAACATTAAGATAAGAACAATTACTACTATTGTTATGACAATACTTAAAGGACTCATTGTATATTATAGATTTAGAAATTTTCTACTTAATTTAGTAATTTAATTATTAAATTAAGATTATAAAAACTCACTTTTCTTAAATAATTGAATTTGCTGATGAAGTTATTTCATTTAGATTTTTCTTTGTAATTGTAGTATTAGATTCATTTAAAACTGGTGGAGACCTATCCTTCACCATGTTATATAAATAAAATATATTTGATGAATTTAAAGCTTGTTTAAAATAAATAACATTACAAATTCCACCTTTAATGCCATCATCTTCTCCAATAGTTAAATTATCGTATGTCATATAAGGCACTACTCCAATATCAGATTTTACAAGTTCGCCATTTAAAAATATATCTAAAACACCGCCATTATAATTTATTATTATGTTATTCCATTTTTGTAATAAAAAATTGGAATTTTTATAAATAATTCTGTTACCATTATCATCAAAGTCTATCAATTTATTTTTTGTAACTTCTTTTAAATTTTTTTGGTCTGTTGTAATCATCAGTGTATTTGTAGTTCCATTATATAATACATTTGGTTTGTTAGCAAAATTTAATAATGATGTAAATTTACTATAAGAAGAACTTGTATTTGGTGGAACCGCATCTACAAATATCCAAGATGAAATAGCATATTGGTAATCAGCTTTATCACTACCATTTAGTTCTTGATAACTTCCTAATGAATATTTTGAATCTGTATAAACAGGTTTATTCACAAGCTGTTCACCTCCTTGAACATTAAGTATATTAAAGAGGGATGGTGTTTTAAAATACGCAACAATTAGTCCTAGAGATACCAAAAGCATTAATAAAGAACCTGTTGCTTCAGAATTAACACCTCCTGTTGTTACTTTACCAATGTAATCAAATAATCCACTAAATAAACATGGAATATAAAGTAATGTATTACCAATTAGAGAGAAAAAGCCATTTTTTTTTGAATTGCCTTCTGGTAAATTAGTGTTTATAGTTTTATATATTAATCCTAAAACAATTACAACAAGCAAAATATTTAGTATAAAACTAGTTGTGCCAGTTTTTCCAGATAAATTTTGGATACCATAAACTAACCAAAAAATAAGCAAACCAGAAATAACAATACCGAATAATGCCAATAACGAACGTTTAAATAGACTGGTTTTATCATTTAAAGGAGCGTTGTCAAATATTTCTGGAAATGTATTGGCACCTAATACAGTAGCCGATATAATAGTTATCATAAGTAAAAGAATCATAACTGCTCCAGAAGTTGATTTATCATTAAAAAATCCTCCAGGATATGTTGAAATCAAAACTGTCATTATAGCAATGAACACTAAAAATGCTATGCTTCCATACGAAGAGACCTTTGAAAAATTATCTAAAATATTTCCTGATTTAGAAGAACTCTTTGAATCAGGTAATGTTAGAACAATAACTAAATACAAAAAAGCAAATACAGAAATAATAATAGTTAACAATAATGAATAACCAAAATATTTTTCTATATATCCACCAGGGTCTGCATTGTAGTAAATAATAAAAACAGTTATTAAACAAAAAAACAATATCATCATTTTTATTCTTTCATAATTAGCATTAAATTCTGTAATATAATTATTACTTAACCCTTTATAAAACATTAATGACCCTAAAGCTATTGTTGATATTGTAATGTATAACGAATATTTATTAATAAAATCGTTTGGCGTCATTGTAAAAAATAAAATTAAAAATATTGTGTAAATAATTACATATGTAACACTGCTTATCTGTTCAAATAATTTTTTAACTTCTTTAAAACTTGGTAGCAATGCCACACAAATTCCAAATACAAGTAAACAAAAAAATAAAACAATAAATACATTAGCAATAACTTCTTCTTGTGATTTTGAAGGTCCTTTGCCTGGTAATTTTACTTTAAAAAATATACAAAACATAACAATAATCAAAAGCAAAAGCGCGAACATTATGGGATATAATACTTTTGACGTTTTTAATTCAGGTATAACATTTTCATTTGTTGTAGGATTTTCCATATATTATTATAATACAATATTATTTCATTTCTAGTTTAAAAAAATGTTCTTAAATACTTATTACATATTTTCACTAGCAGTTTTTCTACCATGACAATTGCGGCATAATGCTATTAAATTTTGAACGTCATTTCCGCCTCCATATTCTAGTCTTACTTTGTGATCAATTTCAAATGTATGGTCTAATTGTGCTTGACAATTTCCACATTTCCAATCTTGATTAGAAGCAACATATTTCTTTTTGGTTTCACTTACAGAACGTTTGGTTCCATTTTTTCCAGAATTCATCATTCTTTTCTCTCCAGAAAACCCAGCATTTGAATAAATACCATTAACCGATTCCATAAAGCTACTATCTTCATTTGTTGATGTAAAATCAATTATGGGACTCAACATATCCATTGAATTTTTATCTATGGGCATGTATTTTACTAGATTATTCGCATATAACAACATATTTCTACCTTGATTTGGGTTTCGTTTTAATAATACGTAAATTCCTAGACCTAAACAAACATAAAAAATCATTTTGTAATATTTTTTAAATGACAATAACATTTTTGTATATTTTCCATCTGTATACGCATTATATACAAAAAATGCTGTTAATCCTAATACAAATATTTCCAATCT